AAGCAGCGCAGGTGCTCGGCAACCTGATTGCGTCTTCAGATGAAAACCCAGGCAAGGTCACCATTGCAGGTAATAAGGGCAAATCAAAAGTAATTGACCTTACCGACAACGACTTTCAGCAAGCGAAGAAAGGCGATGAAGGCGCAGGTGCCATTGGGCACGGTGTTCTTCAGGAGCACGCTAAGGAATTCTTTGATGGCGATGACGACGACGTTATTGACTCTTTTCGTCTTGGCGACGAGGGTCCAGAAGTAGACCCAGATAACTTCAATCAGTTGTCTTGGAGTACAAAGGATAAGACAGACCCAAACAAAAAGAATGAGCACACATTAAACATTCCTAAAGCGCCTAAGATGGAATCGCCGCTGACTGATCCGACCGCTTCGGGTACTTCACGCAACATGGCTCGCATGGGGCAAGCGTCTCGTGTTATCGATGAATCTGGCGCTAAGAACTTAGTAACAGGCGCTCTGAAAGCGGGTGGGCCTAAAGGCCAAGCCGTGGCAACAGGCATAGACGGTAGTTTGGCCGCAGCGCAGTTCGTTGGTGATTACGGACCAATGGCTGACAAGGTTATGGGACCAGGCGTTAGGCGCGCTTTCTATCGTTACAGCGGTAAAGAAAAGACGCCTGAAAAGGCAATGGTCAACACCATGCGCGCTGACGTTCGGGGAACGGAGTCACCTCAAGAAGCGCGCGATGCCATCTTTGTGCCACGCATGGAGACCAAAGTTACGTCTGAGGGTTACGAAGACGTACCTGTGCCTAGCAAGACGATGCGGTATTGGCAGAAGAAACTGCCAGATGTTGAACTACTGAATCTGCACACTTCCTCTGGCGCTACACCTCCTAGCGAGGGTGTCATTCTGGACAAAAACGGCAAAGCAGTAGCGATGTCAGTGGGTAGCCACGATGACCATTACCTGCCTTTCAACCTCAAGAGAATGAACCGGGCCAAGGGCGGAGAGTACATTCGTACTCGTTCCTTGGGTGGTTTGACTAGCGAGGATATTGATGGCGGCATCATTGGCGGTACCAAAGGTGTAACCGTTGTGTCGCACAGTGGCGTTTTCACCATGCAGTTCTCGCCAAGTGGCAAAGGTTCGCTATCTAAAGCGCGTCGCATGAAAATGCGTAAGCGTTACGAGCAATTGGTTGATTCGCTTGCATCCAAGAAGGTCAACGTCGGTCAGGTGCCTAAAGACCGTAGAGATGAGTTGCAGGCACAAGTTGAGCGTCAGATGCCTGGTACTACCGCTGGTGTTGTTAGGCAGCGTAAAGCAAGGATGCACGATCTGCTGAAACAAGAGCAAGAGACACCACAGCCCAGCACAGAGCGTAAGGCCGAGTGGACTGAGGAATTCTTGCGTCAGCAGGGCGAAGAGTGGACTGACAAGGGCGGGGAAGAACTTGGCGCAGATCAACTACGCGAGGAAGTACGCGCTCAGGCTCGTAGGAGAAAAGATAAGACCCTACGCAGCGATGAAGAGATCATCACCGAAATGGGTGCGTCTGACAAATACGAGAAGTTCATGCGCCAAAAAGAAGGTGAATACAGCACCGCTCTTGGACCGCTACGCACTAATGGCGCTGGTTACTACAAAGCGATGCAGGCTCTTAAAGAGCAGTTCCCTTACGACATTGCTGAAGTCAACTGGACACCGCCGGATTCGACTAGCGTTGGCTCTGGCGCTACCGATCCTGGCTATGTGAAGGCTAAGCACAATCGGCCTGACAAAGTTCTGACTGGTTTCTGGGATTCAGAGATTGAGGGCCAGAAGAACACCAAGGGCAAACTCAAGGGAACAGGCAAGCGCAAGGCTTCTGCTGATAACTACGCCAACTCTTTCAACAGAGAACGCTTACGCAACATCAAGGATGAAGGGGCTGATGCTGGCCCAAAAGGTGAGGGCGGCAGCGCCGCCAGCGCCAGTTCAAGCGTTAGCGACGACGATGTAAGTTACGGCGGTGGGGGCGAGGGTTACGAGGGTTACACCTCGTCAGGTATTACTTCAGGCAGGCTAGGGCCGAAATACAGCCAGTTCCGGCCAATGGAGAGTGCCAAAAATATCCAAATGACTGAGTACCAGAAGGTAGATCAGTTGATGAAGATTCGGCGTGCCCTAAAGAACGTCGGAACTATCACTTACATTCAGACTACTGGGAATGGAAAAGAGAAGGTAACTTTCGATCCCTGGGATACCGATAGCGATTCTAACCAGACAGCAAACGACAACTACCCGAACCTGTTTGCTCCCATGAGCAATGGCGACTTCGATGAAAAACTGCAAACCGATGAGGAATTTGCAAACAAAGTTCAAGAAGAAGTCCAAAGCCTTTACCAAAACAGTCAGAAGAGTGATCGCGGTATTGCACAACCTCTTGCTCGTAAGTTGTCAGAAAGACAACTCTTTGATGGTCTTGTTGTTGTAGACGGCAAGGCAGTAGGTGCTGCCAAGAACCCAACTACCGCTTTGAGTCTGGTCAATTCGCTGCAAAGCGGAGAACCTTCTAACTGGGACTTCACTTCAGGCGACTTGGACGGAAGCCTGTACTTGCCTGGACTAGCCCAACGTGAGCACAGAGCAGCATGGCACGCTGATTCGGACATTGAAACTTTCGCCGCACAGTCGCAGCGACGCTTTGGCATTGAGATTACCGACAAGACCGACCCGCGCACTATTCGTCGCATGTCAGTGAAGTTCGGTGACGCAATGCGCGAGGGCTTGGATTCGGTAGCCAAGTGGAAGAAGCAGATCGCTGAGGCAGGTGGGCGCGCTGAAGAGGTCAGTGACCAGTCTCTAGTCAAGTACGGCGGTGAGACATACTCCATGTTTGCCGCTAAAGAACTTGAAAACCAGATTGCTCAAGACGCTTTGGGCATGGCGAAGATCAAGCAGTTGCGCCAGGTCATTCGTGAGTCTAGTGAGAAGGAATACGAAGACAACGAAGAGATGAAAGAAATCTCTATCGAGGACATCAAGGAGATGCGATACGAGGATCATCAGCGCGATCCACGGCTCGTTGGCTCGCTCAAGACACCTAAGCGCGGTACTAACCAGAAGAAACTGGACTCTGCCAAGCAGAACTTGGACAAACTTGTTGGCTTGGGTGAGGTGAAGGGCGAACTAGACTCTCTTATCTCTGACGCTAAAGTGAGCGCTCAGCGTAAAGATCAGGGCTTGAAGAGCAGCAACAAGACGATGCACTTGGTCTTCACTGGCAATCCCGGTACTGGTAAGACCACCGTTGCTAACGAACTAGCGCGCGCATACAACGCTCTTGGCCTGATTCCTAGTGACAAGGTAGTAGTGGCTAGCCGAGCCGATCTCGTTGGTCAGTACGCCGGTCACACCGCTACCAAGACGCGGAGTAAGTTCAACGAAGCCAAGGGTGGCGTTCTGTTCATTGACGAGGCGTACTCACTGGTAAACAGCAACGACGACACTTTCGGCTTTGAGGCTGTGGATGAGTTGGTTGCTCAGTCTGAGAACAACCGTGACAACACTGTGGTCATTATGGCTGGCTACAAAGACGACATGGGGCGCTTGATGGGTGCCAACCCAGGCTTGAAGTCACGCTTCCCACGCACTATCGACTTCCCTGACTACAAAGCAGGTGATCTGAAAGAGATTCAGGCTCGTGGTGTTAAAGAGGCTGATTACGAGTACTCAGGTGGCGTAGAAAGCAAACTAGAATCCATAACGCGCAAGATGGTGAATCAGCCCAATTACTCCAACGCGCGTGATGCTAGGAACTTCCGCGAGATGATGTTCAGCGCGCAAGCACAGCGCGTCAACCGTGACTTTGGTGACAATGCCACCAGGGAACAACTCATCACTATTACCCCAGAAGACGTAGACATCGCTGAGAAAATGTACTTCAAGCAACGCACAGGCGGCATTACTAAACGTTTGGAACGAATATGATTTCCGCATTCGGAGTAGAGCACGGAGATTCTATCTCCAAAGCGGCTCTCTACGAAAACTACACAGAGGGTTTGCGTCGTCAGGGCGGCGTGCTTAATGAGGCAGCCATTCATAACATTCCGAGGAACAAATACAAGCGCGCTGGTAACAACGTGTACGCAAAAGAACGTAAGTTAGTCGGAAGACGGAATTCCAAAGAATACGTTAAGCAGACTGTTGCCGACAATAAGGGCAGCAAGAACAAACTTTATGTCAAGACAGGTTACGCCGGTAACTTGGCTGGCCTAAGAGGTCTGACTACAGGCAGCCAGGAACACAAGACTGCAAAAATTGATGCTTACCCGGCCCTGATGCCCACTGCTAAGAATCGCCTCAAGACCAAATACATTGCTACTCACGAGCATCAGCACGCTAAGGATATGGCCGGTCAAAAACATTACGACAAAGACATTAAGAACGCCAAGGCTTATGGCAACAAGCAAGTCAAGCCGGGCAAGAACAAATTTACCGACACCTTAAAAGACTTTAAGCGCACGAAGCATTTCAACGAACAAATGCAGCGAAATCGTGCGGTGTTGGAAGGAAAGGCCGATAAATCGGCTTCCCAGAAGCACCAAATGCCTGCGTGGAAGGCTTCTGCCTACCCACACATGGCACGCAACGATAAGAAGATATTCGGCGCTGGTTATGTCAAGGGCGGCGGTCAGCAAGTTCCAAAGAAGCGCGCAGAGAGAAAAGCAGGCAGGCAGAGTTTCAAGGAAGCGGTGCTTCGAGAAAAGGGCAATAGGTGAAGTTAGTAGCAGTTGCCAACCCCGACAAGATTGAAAGCGTTCCTTCAACATCTGGTCGGGTAACCAAACTTGCTAAACAACTCAATATGGCCTTCCTCGTTTATCGAGGGCTGATGTCTGATGAACTCAAAAAGGTAGATGCACCAGTCGAATCTAAGTCGGCTGCCAAAGCATTGCTGGAAGCAGAAGACCGCATTAAGAACTACTGGTCGCATACCTTCTCACCTAATATCAAAGCCGGACTGAAAATACACGGGCTTGATAACGACACCGCTTCCGTCATGGCTGGTAAGTACGCCGGTAAGTTGGCGGAGACAATCAACGAAGTCTCAGACCGTGCATTCATTGAGGGCTACAACGCTGCCCTGAACAAGAATTGGGAAAAGGCAGTCGCTTGGAAGCGTATTGCTGATGCTTACGGTCTTGATCCTGCTCAGATGCGTAAGTGGATTACTTATTACCCGGAAGATGGCTACCACCCAGACGAGATACCAACCAAGTCAAAGGACTTGCTCGACACGCTACTTGGTGAGCGCGGAAAACGTATTTCGGAAAATGAAGCCTGGACTGTGAAGAACATAGGCAAGCAGGCTGCGTGGGAAAAGAAAATTCGTAGCGGCAAGTTACCCACAGGTATTAAGAAAGTTTGGCGTACTGCTGAAGACGAGATGGTATGTGACGTTTGCGGTCCTCTGAACGGAACGGTCGTTTCGGTAGAGAACGAGTACGACGTTTCTGAGGGAATGTCATTCTTTGTTCCGCCACTGCACGTTAATTGCCGCTGCGACATCGAACTAGAAGAGTTTGAGATCGTTACCAAGTTTGATAAATACAAGAGGGACAAGGGCGGTCAGTTCTCTAGCGTTGAGTCGCGCGGAGCCAAAACACCCGATACTCCCTTCACGCGGTCTAACAGCATTACCAGAACCGGACAAAGCCAACCCACCAAGGTCAGCGCCGGACAAACCAAAGTAGTCGTGCAGGAGCGTGAAAAGAAGAAACCCCCCTATCGATCAGAAATGGTTATCGGTACTAACCTCAACAAAGCACTCAATGATTTCAAGGTCGATGAGAAGCAGCAAAAGAAACTTTTAGTAGCAGCAAGGCAAAATCAAAAACCGCTGACTAAAGAGCAAAAAGCGGCAAAGGTTAACCACCAAAAAGCCCAAAATAAGATCGTGCATTTGCTCAAGGAAGAGCAGCAAGGCAAGGAAGTTCAGCAAGAACTAAATTTTGCTGTTGCTGAAGCAGTAGAGGCAAAGAAAGGCGTCAAGGAAGCAAAGGGTTTGGAACAGTCTATGGCTGTTCCGGCGAAAGGTTTTGAGCAATTAATTGGTGAACTTGGTCCTACCGAAACAGGCGACACTGTTGATCTGGGGCAGATAGACCCAGAGGCGCTAACGCATTTTAAGATGGGCGAAGAGTCTCGTTGGGAACACGAAGACCTTTTGCCTACGACTTTTGGCTGGAACGAAGACATACAACTAGCGGCAAAAGATGACGAAATAATTGCCTCAAAGCAGTACGAAGCGGGCCATTCGGTGTTGCAAGGAACCCATTCTGAATACATGGATGGCATTACTGGGAGTGGAGTTGGTGTTGTGGTGATCGCAAGTGGCTCGCCTGTTGAAATGGTTGATGGTCAAATTGTCGGTTTTAGCGGCGAATACGAAATAGAAAAGTTTGTTGCCGAGCCTGGTGAAAACCTTCACAGAGACACAGACGTTGAATGGTACGACCCGAACAACGATTTTAATTACTCGGCAATTACCGAGCAAGTAAACGAAACGGATGAGGCTTTTACTCTGACTCTGTTACGGCCTTTTGGCACAGATTAGGATAAATACTATGGACGATATTCTTCCCGAGGTAATTGATTACCTTTTCGATGGGTATGCCACGGTCTCCAAGTCTTCCCCTGATAGTGCCGATACACACGTTCCAAAGCCAATGAAGATGAAGCAGTACAAAAGGAAGAAGCGTGAAGTCGAATTCGGCCTAGCAAACAACGCTTTTGGTGCTGCTGCGGGAGCAGGCGCTACTACTACTGCTTACAAAGTGGCGCGTGACAATTACAAAAAGGCCACAGCATCGGAAGCGTCGAAAAAGGCGGCAGCAGATAAGTTATATGCCAAAAAGTTAAAAATTCCTTTTACTGGCAGCAAAAAGTTGGGTAAACCTAACAAGGCAATTCCATACGGAAGAGCACTCAAGAAACTGAAGCCCCATCATGCTATCGCTGGTGCTGGCGCAATGGCTGTTGGTTCGCAGTTAGTCAACGGCGGAATGGATGCTCAGTCAGGCGGATACTTCCTCAAAGAGCGTCTGAAAATGAGGAAACCTAAGCAGAACAAGATCAAGAAGACTCTAGATCAAAAACTGCTGTACGAAGCCATCGTCAAGGACATCAACCCTGTTTTTGATAACGGTGAAGACGTTGAGTGGTCTGGCGAGTTCTCTAAGGTGGATACCGAGAAGCGTCAGGTATTCGGCTGGTGCTCGCTAAACAAAGTCAACGGCGAAGAGATTATCGACCGTCAGGGCGACTACATTCCCCTAGACGAGATTGAAAAGTCTGCCTACGACTACGTTATCCACTCCCGCAAAGGCGGGGACATGCACAAGCGGGATGGCGAAGAACCGCTCAAGACTTCTGACTTGATTGAGTCGTTTGTGGTTACACCGGAGAAACTAGAACAATTGGGTCTGGAACAAGACGCTGTGCCGCATGGCTGGTGGGTTGGATTCAAGGTCAACGACGATGACCAGTGGGAAGCCGTCAAGAAAGGCGACCGTCGTCACTTCAGTATTCACGGTAAAGGCAAGCGCGTAGAGAAGAGGATGCGATGAACAAAAAACAACTGACTCTCACTGAACGACGCGACATTGAGCGCACATTACCGAAAAGCAAAAAGCGTCAATCAACTTTGTCTCGTACCGCCGGAATAGGCGGGCTTACTGCCGCTGGTGGATTAGCAACCGCCGCTATTATTCGCAGACCTGGGATGGTTAATCCTAAGAACCTTAGAAAAGTTCCTGGCGCGGTAAGGGGACTCAAGGGGAAGAAATTGAAAGCACCTGACCTTTCTACGCCAGAGAAGAGAGCAAAAGTCGCTGACAGTATTAAGGACAAGTCATTCATTCTCGGTAGTAGTGCTGCTGCTGTTGGCGGTTTTGGAAGTCTTAACTTTGCTTCTGTGCAAGGTAAGGAAGCAAAACTGGGCGCTTCTAAGAAAAAGCTCTGATTTTGACTCAAAATACTGTTGCCAGATAAGACAGAATAAATACTGACCGGAAAGGTAAGGACATGCCGAAGCCTGTTAAAGAGTTGCGGGACATGGAAATTGACGAGATTTCTCTCGTTGATCGCCCTGCTGCTCAACATGCAGAGGTAGTTATTACCAAGCGGGCTACCGAGGAGGATATTGTGCCCGAAGATATTTATAACGAGGAAGGCGAACTACTAGACGTAGATTTGCTTGATACGGGCGATGTCGTCTTTGACGAAGATGGTGATGCCTTCCTCGTAGTTGATGACGAGATGGAAGATGAGTACGAGGTGGTCGGTAAGGCCGCTGCGGCTCCTGACTACCCCGAAGAAGAGGGTGCAAGCAAAAAGGAAATCCTTCGCGCTAAGTTGCTCGCTCAGAAGAAGAAGCAGATGGAGGAAGAGGGCGTGAAGAAGTCATTTTCAGACGAACTCCGCGAGGAATTGTCCAAGTCCTACAGCGACGCTGACCGTGACGAGGTAATCGCTAAGGCGCTTGCCGAGGTTGACGAGATGGCTTCCTTCGCTGCTGAGGCTGAGGAAGTTGCCAAGTCAGAGCGCGATCTTCGACTGTCCCGCGAGTACGAAGACGTTGCTAAGTCTTACAACCTCCCCGTAGATGAGGAAGAACTCGCGCCGGTCCTGATGGCGATTGCCGAAGAACTTCCTTACGAGTACGGAGCAGTTATCCACAAGGCTCTCTCCGCCGCTGGCGAGATCATCTTCGATGAGATCGGCACCGAGGGATATGCCACTAACAACGACGTTCTCAATGCCGTCGATTACTACATCAACGAGAACATCTCAAAGGCTGACATCTCCAAGGCTGAGGCCGTAGAAGCAGTGTTTGATGAAAACCCAGGAGCGTATGACGAGTACATGGCTACTCGGTACGGCTACTAAAAGAAAGGATTGAGTAGTCATGGCATATGAAGAAGGATTGCGGTCTATCACGCTAGTAGCGGATTCGACCCTAGCCGCTTACACCGGAGTACCGGGTCTGCCCGGCTCACCGTCGCCGCATGGCGCTAACCAGTATTGCTTCGTGCGAGTCACTGGTGCCAAGCAGGTTGGGCTGGCTGATGAGTCAACTCCGACCGTTGGTGTGTTGCAGAACAAGCCGCAGACTAATGGCTCTGCTGCAACTGTAGCCATTCGTGGTGTGTCTAAGTGTGTTGCTGGCGGTGCTGTTAACGCTGGTGATTCGGTCAAGGTCAACGCCGCTGACGGCAAGGCCGTTACCGGAACGGGCACTGACACAATTGTTGGAATCGCTCTTACAAGTGGCTCGGCAGATGAGATTATCTCCGTGCTCCTGAGTGTGAACTGAGAATAGGAGATAGAAAATGCCAAGTCCGGCACAGAGCGATCTTCATGTCAACGCGCCGTTGACCAATGTATCGGTCGCTTATATCCAGAATACGGCTGACTTTATTAGCAGCAAGGTATTCCCGAAGGTGCCAGTAAAGAAGCAGTCTGATCTTTACTGGAAGTACAGCAAGTCCGACTGGCGACGTACCGACGTTGCGAAGCGTGCTCCATCAACCGAGACCCCAGGTGTCGGCTGGAAAATGGATACCGACACGTACTTCGCGCATGTGTACGGCGTTCACAAAGACATTGACGATCAGGTTAGGAGCAATGCGGATTCCAACTTCCGGGTTGATTCCGATGCGACCAAGTTCGTCACCAACCAGTTGTTGCTGAAGCGCGACATTGACTGGACTGACCGTTTCTTCCAGACTGGCGTTTGGGATACGGAATTTGCTGGTGTGGCTAGTGCGCCCGCTGGTCCTCAGTTCCTACAGTGGAGCGACGATGCTAGCGACCCCATCAACGATGTGTCGAAGTGGGTAATGGATTTCCGTCAGTTGACGGGCTACACCCCCAACACCATCGTTGCGGGAGCGCAGGTGATTCGGGAACTCAAGAACCATCCCGACATCATCGACCGGATCAAGTACACCCAGCGCGGCATTGTGTCGGAAGACCTGATCGCCACGCTGTTCGGTGTAGATAAGATTCACACCGCTCTTGCTACCAAGGCTGTCACTCCTGAGACCACCGACGCACGGACTCAGGATGCAGCGGCAACTTACGAGTTCATCGCTGATGAGCGTTCGATGTTGCTGTGCTACTCCGCACCGTCGCCGAGCCTGATGACTCCGACTGCGGGTTACACCTTCACTTGGGACGGTTACGCTGGCGGCAACGCTGAAGGTATCCGTATCAAGAACTTCCGCCAGGAGCACATTGCTTCTGACCGGATCGAGGGTGAGATGACCTACGACATGAAGGTTGTCGCCCCCGACATGGGGATTTTTGCTACCTCGGTAGTTTCATAACTGAATAGGGGAGGCTGGCTCGTTTGGGTCAGCCTCCCTTTGTTATATCTAGGAGGCACACATGGCACGCAAGCAACCTGTTGGATATGTCGTTAGACGACCGATGACGCTGTGGGGAAAGAAGCGCGAGATCGGTGACATTATCAAAGTCGAAGACAACAAGCGTTCACGCTCACGCTTTGATACCTTGGTCCGTGCCGGTCGCCTCAGTGAGATTTTTGACGAGACCGATAAGGGTCTAGTCGTTAAGGGACGTACCCGCCAAGAAGGTGAAGTCTTCTCACTCGACGAGAAGCCGAAGGCCAAGGCTAAGGCCAAGCCCAAGGCTGCGCCGAAGGCCAAGGACAAGGCTAAGGCTGCACCGAAGGCCAAGGATGAACCGAAGGCCGAGGAGTCCACCGAGAAAGCCACTCGTGGTCGTCGTTGGGCGTAGTGGTGGTCGGAACTGAAGGTGGCTAAGAAGCCAGTCAAAAAGACTGAGGACGAAAAGACTGAGTAACTATGGCTAGACGAATCCCGTTAGGGTACATAGTCGTCCAGCCTTTTCATCTGTGGGATACCAATTTTGGTATTGGCGACATCATCGCGTTTGATGAAATCAGGTCGCAAGAGCGCCTGCAAATTCTGTTCAATGCTGGCGCGCTAGAGATTGCCTATAAAGAAGCAGACAAGGTATCTGTCTTCTACAACCGTGAATCGCGGCGAGACGAAGACAAAGACGGTACTTTCCCGCTCGGCTCTCTCACCAGTATCAAATCTACGTCTCGCGTATCAGACGTAGAAGTAATACAGCCCATGATTGTTGATCTGAACAGTTTCTTTAGGTTTTATTACCGGCAAGGTGCTGTTGTTGCCGACATCACAGTTGTTGTAGTGCCAGTCATCAAGCCTGAGTCCATTGAGTCCGCGAGTACCGTCTCAGACATCAGTTTCGGCACAACGTCCTACGTCGATGTACCGTCAATCACCACTACAGCGCGCGTCAGTGGAATCACTGTAAAAGCGGGCATTGGCGTTGATGTCACATCAGTGCCTATGAGTTGGTGGGTAAATAACGTCGAAATTGCTAAGCGCGTGAATGTTGACAGCATTGCGCCTTTGAGTGCAGTCAGCGACATTAAGCGCACCAAGGAGATCACGCTTGAGTCAATACCGTCTACCGCTGCTGTATCTAGCATCACCTTTGGTATTACTCAGATCGTTGTGACCGTTAGTATCCCTAGCGCGCACTATGTCAACGATGCGTCCTTCATCAAGCAGGTTGAGCCTGACTCCATCGCTGCTCGCTCGTCAGTGTCGAGCATTGTTGCCGCACTTGCTCAGCAGATCACACTGTCGTCTGTGATACCTGTGACGACGATTTCAGACATAGGAATCGACAAATTCAGAACGGTAACCAGCATCAGCGGAACCTCTAGAGTCTCTAGCGTCAGTTCAATGAGTTCTGTCGTTGCTGACCTGCACAGCATCACCAGTACCGCAGTGGTCTTAGACATCACTACTGTGCTGAGCAAGCAGGTCTTTGCTATCTCTGTATCTAGCGAGGTGAGGGTTTCTGATGTCAGTTATGCCACCAGTATTGTCGTTGCTGCTACGAGCGTTCCTCGCGTTGCAGACGGTGTAGAAAATGTTTCCATCACCAAGATCGCTGATGTTGATTCAGTACCTTCTGTATCGTCAGTCAGTAACGTCGTAGGACTAACGAGCGTTATTGCCGATCTGACGAGCATAGGTTCAACTGCATCTGTGTCAGGGATATTCATTGCAGGCGCAGCGATCATTACCCCAGTGGGCATACCGAGCACTTCAACAGTCTCGTCTGTCACTGTCGCAGTACCGACAGCAGTAGATGTAACGTCCGTGTCGACCACAGCAAGTGTGGCAGACGTTACCTACAACAAGTCCAAGATCGTACAGACAACATCAGCCGTCAACGCAGCCATAGTGTCAGATGTTGTCATCATCCAGCCCATTCTAGTTGTACTACAGCCACGAGCACCTACGTCAACGGTCACGGATATTGCCGTGACCAAAATTGCGCTTCAAGTTTCACTGTCTTCAACTGCGTCAGTATCAAATGTATTTGTAGTAGTAGCACCCATAATCAATGCAGTCAGCATTCCTAGCACCGCTAGCGCGTCATCCGTCTTCGTAGTGAAAGCGCCAAGGGCCTATCTCACCTCGATTGCCAGCACCGCAACAGTGGCAGATGTGTCTTGGGAGAAGAGTCAAAGCCAGATAGAAGTAGATGCGACTTCAGCAGCAACCACAATGTCCTTGTCTGACCCGTCATGGGAAGGGACTGAATTGGTGAGCGTTTCGTTGTACCCCACAGGACACACTGGTAGTCCGACTGCGACTACTCCGCTTGAAAATTCTTATGGCCCGCCCAATGACTTGTGGACTTCAAGTCCAACTAGCAACTGGCGTGTTCGTTGGACATTTACTATTCCTATGGGTGATCGTCCTGGCACAGTATTTGAGACAACTGATGACATTCAGACTGTGACGATGCTTGCGAGAAAAGCCGCTAGTGGCGCAAATAATCCGCGCCTTAGATACATGAGATATTTCCAGGGCAACAGTTCTAAATACCAAGACGGAACCGTAACGAATCTTACTGATGCCAACTCTATTCCAGACGGATTAGAAATCGTGAGGACGTTTTCTACCGCCAATGGAACCCTGAATGACTTCTCCGACCTTGGTATCGACACCCAATACAATAAGCGCGGTAGGAATGCCAACCTGCGTGTTGCTGAGATGGATTGGATCAGATGGGACGCGGTTTACAGGTTACGCTGGCCTCTGTAGACATAAGACGTATCTTTGATACATGGGACATAGGCTCGTCTTCTACGAAGATCGCAGCACGCCACAGGTCGTGGGCGAAAAAGGTAGCGCCAAGTCTAAAGAAGGATATGGAAAAGTCAGCCATAGTCGTCCTGCTAATGCCGAGGAAGAGAAAACTATCGCTCGCGGTGGCTGGGTAAGAGTGGACTCTAAAGGCAATAAGCCTTCATCTGCTTCATATAAAGCCTCTTCGTACAGGCCACAATTAGGTGCCAAGCGTCGTGCAACCAATGCAAAAATCGCCAAAATGTTTGGCATGGGCAAAATTATGCGTCCCGCTACTAGCGCACCTAAACCACCAGCATCTCCTAAACCAATGGCGAAACCAAACGGTTTTCAGAAGCCAAAAGCGTTGCTGCCAATGAATGCACAGCCAAAACAAATGGCTCAGCAAATGAAAAACCAAACTCAAAAACTAAACTCTGCACCTAAAGAAAGTACTTTAGATACTGGCGTGAAGACTTTTCGACAAGCCCAGGCTGGTTACGGAAAGAAGAAGCAAGGCGACACCCTAAAGACAGGGATTCAGACTTCTTTTTCTAAGACAGAAAAAATGCCAGAAAAGTACGCCGCAGCATTACCTAGCGCCACAGTGAAGGCTTACGACAAGTCAACAAAGAACAGGAAAGAGGCTGCCGCTAGTACTTTGGCAGCAAAAGTAGGTGGTGGCGCGCTAGGTGCAGTAGCGGGTTACGGAATTTACCGCGCTGGCAAGGGAAAGACGAAGACGTTGCATAACGCATCTGTTATCAAAATCCCTGGCAAAAAGCGCCTAGTTCATGTCTCTGCTGATAAAAAACAGGGAATGGCTTCATCAACAGCAACTTCATTAGGGGGTAGCATTGGTGGGTACATTGGTAGTAGAAAATCGTTAGACAAAGTGAAGTCTGACCGCAAATACGGTTACCGTGATAACTAGGAGAGGTAATGGCTAACTTCCTGTACCCAGCCGCCAAGGAAGCCTTGCTGACTGGGCAAATCGACTGGGCGACTGACGACATTCGTTGCTCGTTGATCCGCAGTTACACCTACGACAACACCGATGCAACTATTGCAGACGTAACTGGTGGTGGCGGTGAGGTCGTTCAGGGTAGCGCCGCGTTCACTACCAAGACCACCACGCTTGGCGTTGCTGACGCTGACGACGTTACTTTCGACACCGTTGGTGCTGGCGCAGACATCACTAGCGTCGTCATCTATGTCGAGGGTGCTACTGATGCTGACCGCAAGGTTATCGCCTACATTGACGGTGGACTGCCAGTAACCCCTGATGGCACCGACATCGTGATTCGTTGGAGCGACGGGGCAGATAAGATTTTCGCTCTGTGATGGTGTGCGATGGCATTTACTTATTCCAACGACCCAGCATCGTCTACACGGGATGCCATTCGCTTTTACTGTCAGGACACAAATGTAGACGACCCGCTGCTGCAAGACGAGGAAATCGACTTCCTCTCTGTTCAGTGGGTGCATGTGACCGAACACCCTATGTATCTTGCTGCGGTGGCTTGTGAGGCCATTGCAGCCAGGTTTGCTCGTGAGATTTCATACTCTGCTGATGGAATCAGCGTAGGGGCATCAGAACTACAGAATAAGTACAACCAACTTGCTACTGATCTGCGTGAGCAGCACAAGGCATCCGTCATTGGTAACGGGCCAGACATCAGCGGTATTTTGGTTGGCGCTGAACTAGACGACACCATCAAGCCGCTTGTTTGGGGTAAGGGGATGCACGACAACCCCGAAGCCGGTCGACAAGATTACGGTGGCGATAACTGGACCGACGACTGGTATCCAGAGCGCGACGGTACTTGGCCTTCGCGGTGATTCTATGTATGGAGTCACACAGAGATCGCGTGAATATGTAAGGAACCGTGCTCAGCAGCACATGGAGGCCACCGTCAAGGTCTACAAGAGCGGTGATGTTGGCTTTGACCCAACTACCGGCATCTCTGTTTTCCCTGACCGTGAGCCGTATTACGAGGGGAAAGCGCGCGTCTGGCAGGTCAACGAGGGCGACATGGTTCTGTCTGGCGAGGCACAGATCACTCAGTTGACTACCAACATCTCAATACCGTGGGATGCACCAAGCCCTCGTAAAGACGACATCGTGGTTGTTGTATCCAATCCACCTGACACCAGGCTTGCAGACTGGGTGTTCCGCTGCGTCTATGTAGATGGTGGTGGCTACATTGGCGGTACGCGCCGGATGCGTACTACTGCTCTTACTGACTCCGCTAACTGGACTAACCGAGTTGAGGCTGGACCATGAGCGGAGTAAATGTAAGCAGGGATAGAAACGATCCCATTGTGTATTTTGAGGTCGATGATCTCGTCAAAGACCTAGCAACAATCTCAGATTTGCCACCAGAACAGATTACCGAAAATATCTTTGAGGACTTAGGCCAGCAGATTGCTACCAAAGCCCAGCAACTAGCACCGCGCAAAACAGGCGCATTGGCTCAATCTATTAAACACACAGTTGTTAAAGGCGTTCAATTAGAAGTTGGCAGTGATCTTGAGTACGCAATGTTTCAGGAGTTTGGTACTGCGACTCGTGGTGAGTTCCCAGGTCAGCCGTACAAGATTCGCCCTAAGAAACCAGGGGGAAAATTAGTCTTCAAGATTGGTAATAAGACCATCAGGACCAAGGAAGTAAACCACCCTGGTATTCCTGCCCGACCCTACATACGACCAGCGGCTTTAGAGGTAATGGAACCAATGCTTGAAAAATTGTCAGAAAGAGGCCAAGCGTTTATCGTCAAAGGACCAAAGGCTAATTTCTGATGCTATCTCGTAGGAATCTCACCGCTATGCTGGTGAGTGCGCTAGCGGCAGATACTACCTTCGCTGTAGGTGATGCTCATGTGCCGGAAGCAGGAACGTATGGCTGGTCAGGAACGCCAGGAGCAATTGGGTCTACATATCACCCTTACAGCATTATCACTCCTATGTCGGCTTCTCGTCCTAGTGGGCCTTTGGCGGATAGCCATGCGGATTGGCAAATCCCTTATACGATCAGTTCGTTTGGAACTACGCGGGAACAAGCCGAATGGATTGCCGATCTCGCCAGGGGAGCACTCATAGACCAACGCGGTCTTACCTTTGACGGTGGTGATGGTACTTACACGATTCAGCAAGTAAGAGTTGAATCAATTGGTGGGATGCAACGATCCGACCAGTTAGAGCCACCCACTTTTGGTCAAACTGACCAAATCGCTATATGGATAACGAAAGGAATCTGATGGCTACAATCACCATTAAAAATCCTCAGAACGGTGAAATCAGAGAGATTTCTCGCTCGGGTCTAGGCCCGTGGCGGCGTAAAGGCTGGATTTTGCTAGAAGAAGAGAAAAAGGGCTTGAACCCTTTGGCAAACTTAGTTACAGAGGCAAACGCTTCTGAAGATGACTTGGAAGGTGAGGAGCAGTAATGGCTCGCTTGATCCCCAATGAAAGCACATGGGTTGGCTGGGTCGCCAGCATTGCTGACACTACCGGCCTAACCACTACCGCTAGTGAGGTATCAGGAGCAACCGTGGTAACGCCGTGGTTGATTAGCCTGAACGCGACTTCGCAGGGAAACACTGTTCCTACGCCGTCGTTTGACACGCTGTTTGAGACCACCATTCCCGGTACCGTCTCAGCGCAGTTCTCGGCTGACTTCTACCGCGATGACGAGAATGATCTGGCATGGGACACGCTGCCGCGTGGTGTCACTGGATACTTCTTGATCTCACGCTTTGGCGGTAGCGGTACTGATAACTTGCCTCTTGCTGCTGATGAGGTTGAGGTATGGCCGGTCTCGGTGACCAGCCGCACCATGCAGAACATGGCATCCAATCAGGTGCTTATGTTCTCTGTGACCTGCTCGGTGCCAATGGAGCCTAACGAAGCGGCTACCATTTCCTAGTTAAGAAAGGTGCCTGTAAATGCCCAAACAGGACGCTGAAGAAAGAGAACGCCGGACACAGCAGAGTGATTCTGCCAAGCGTGCGACGTTCGACATGCTCAAGAGCAAGCCGCGCGCAGAGCGCGAAGTGCTCCTGCGGTTACCAAGTGGTGACGGGTTTGAGGAACTTACAATGCTCTTCAGGTCCATCGGTTCACAGGATTACGACAAGTTGTTGACTAAGAATCCACCGTCGCAGGAGCAAAAAGCCGAGGGTGGTTCATACAACGTGAACACCTTTGGTCCAGGCTTGCTTTCCCGTGTGTGCGTTGAACCAGATATGTCAGTCAAAGAATGGTCTGAAATCTGGAACAGCCCAGACTGGAACCGTGGCGAGATGATGCAACTGTTCCTCGTTGCCGTTGAACTCTGCAATAAGGGGCTGGACATCCCTTTATCAGAGAGCGGCTTAGAGTAGATCACCAACTCTACGCAGAACTAAACCTGTGCAATGAATGGGGAATACCTCATTCAGAATTCCTAGATTGGCTGCCGGAAGACAAAGCCAAGGCTCTAGCGTTCGCTATGGAGAAGAACGCTCGTTGCGACTTGTGCGGTACGGCAGAATGGGAATGGGACGAAAACAATCGCGCCTATGCTCCGACAGAGCATTTCTGTATGGGTTGTTATATGAAGACTGTGTACGGCGAGGGTGAAGCCAACACCCCCGGATCAACAATTAAGTTGGTCCGTACCGATTCAGTCGAGCACGCCAAAAACGTCGTGAAGCAGCGCAAGAGGGCGGCGATGTCTCGTGATGAATAACGAGCGCGAAGCCAAAGTTGTAATTACAGCGGATACAAAGCAGTACAACGAAAACATCAAGACTGCTCACGCAGAAACAGAAAAACTTAATAAGGGTCTTGGCACTGTTACCGAGAAGATGGACGGTCTTCTCAAGCGAACCGGCAAGAAGATGGTCCTGATTGGATCAGGAACGCTTGCCAGTCTTGCTGCTGCCAGTACAGCCACCACGCTACTTAATAAGCAAATGAGCGGGCTGGAAGCCACTGCTGTCAATGCTGGCAAGTCAATGGAACGCAGCATGGGTGAAATCACCCAGAGCATCCGTGATCTGTCTCGTGAAGTACCTATCGCTCGTGGACAACTCATCGGTCTGACCACAACTATTGGTGATTCTGGTATTAGGAATCCACAACAAGTCATGGACATGACGCGAGAGTTCACTGCTCTTGGTGCTGCTACCGGAGAAGACTCAAACGCTCTTGCAGCCAATACCATTGCGCTGTCGCGTCAGATGGGCATTGCTAACCGCTCCAACTTAAATCTACAGCGCGCAAATGACGCAACTACAGTGTTGTCGGCAAAGTCTGGCGTAAGTGCCAATCAGATATTGGGATTCTCACAGAACCTAGCCCCTACCGCTTCGATTGCTGGTCTTTCTGAAAACGAAGTCAAAGGCGTCTCTACAGCGTTTGCACGCGCCGGAGAAGACGGTTCGCGTTCAGCCAACATCTTCAACAAATTGGCTAACGACATTACTTACATGCAGCAATCTGGTTCGCCAGACTTAGATAAGTACGCTGCCGTTCTTGGTACTACCAGAAAACAAATCGATAAAATGTCTCCCGTAGACATTTTGGACAAATTAACTAATCAAGTTGCAATGGATGGCAAGAACGGCCAAGACACGTTGCGGTACTTGGGCTTTGACTCTATTCGTGCTCAAAAGGCTTTGCAGGGACTCGCCAACGAAGGTGGAGTCAGAAAGTGGATTAATACTGCCAATAGAGCGTCTGACAGTGAAGAAAACGAAACGCAAATGGCAGCGGACGTAGCCTTCAGCGGTCTTAGCGACTCGATGGAGGTAATGCGTAATAAGTTCACGGACCTCACCACCACTGTTGGTACTCCGATGATGAACATTCTGAAGAGTCTTACAGACGCATTCAACAAACTTCTGACTATCGTGGAGCCAATTGCAGATGCTTTTGCCAAAGTCTTAGGAGTATTAGGTTCTCTCGGTGGTGCTGGCTTAGTTGCCGGTGGTCTGGCATTGAAATCGTGGGCAGGAATCTCTACACCCGCAATTGCTAAGAGAGTGGTGTCTTCCACTCCTGTTCAATCTATGCGCTTTGGCTTTGCACATGGCAGGTTTGATGCCGCAGGGATGTCTCGACCCAATGATGCTATGTCGCGTAGTTTGGCTCAGCCAGCGGGAGCAAACGGCGTAGGAAGAGTCAACCGTGGCTTGTACACCATGATGACTGGACTGGGCCGCGTAGCAGGGCCAGGAACAGCCCAGGGTGGCCCTGGTGGTTTGGGTGGCTTCTTTAGAACCGGCACCAACATGGCTCTCATGGGTGCTGGTGCAGCGATTAATAACCCAGGCGGATTGCTCTCAATGAAAGCCATTGAGCAGCACTACGACAAAGTGCGTAACCCCAATGGTCTTGGTCGTATTGGTGACCAAAGACAGCCAGGTGCGTTCCGTAACTTCTGGGGCGCTTTAACAAAGGGCGGCACACAACAAATTCTTGGTGATAAGCCAAAAACACCAGCGGATATTAAAGCCGCAAAGCGCGCAAAGATGTCACCGTCTGAACGCTTCCTAGACAAAATGTTTGCGAAAATCCGCGCCCAGATCACCAAGATTCTCAGTTGGCTAGAGACTGCCTGGAAGAAGGCGACTCAGACAATGGTTGCCGGTATTTCTGCCGCGACTAAAGCAGTATCTACAGCGTTCATGTCAGCCAGTGTCGCAACGTATGAGTTTGTTAAAGCAATGGCTATTGCTACTGGTAATCACACAAGAGCCGCAGCAGCCAGTACTGCAATAGCCGGATCAATGGCTGGCTTTGCCACTTTGGGCAAGAAGTTGAATGAAGGTTTTACCGACGCAGCCAACACCACTGTAACGAAAGTAAAGCAAACAGCAGGCGGGGCAGCAGCCGGAGCGGAAGCGGCAGCAAGAAAAGCGAATGCTTCAGCAGCAGGAGCAGAAGCCAAAGCCAGAGTTGCCAACGTAAGGCAAATTGCCGCAACTACTCCTGTGCTTACCATGCTACGAACTCAACTTGGTAATACCACTAAGAGTTTTGCAAAATTAGTTCTTGCCACGACAAGAGCATCTGCTTCAATGGCCGCTATCGGTCTTGGCGCAGGCGCAAGAATGGGCGTTAAGGGCGTAGCGGCTGGCGCAAAAGGGCTTGCTGGTATGGCCGGTGGACTTATAGGTATGGGGCCAGTAGCGGGTGGCGCTTTGCTGGCTGGCGGCGCAATTGCTTATGGGGCTTACAAATCTACACAGGCAGAAGACAAGGCTTATGACAAACTCAACGAGTTCAATGAAACAATCCCAGCGTCAACATCAGGTCTGAAAGCCTACAACGACGCTTTAGGTGTATCGACACAAGCGCTTATTGGCTGGGCAGGCAGATTTGAGAAATCCGCTGAGACTACTGAAGAAGCAACCGAAATGGACCGCGCTAAGTACAACGCGGATCAACAAGAGGGTTACACCGACCCCAAAGTAGAAAAGGCTGACGAGCAGGCACTGATGAATCTCATCGCTACGATGGGGAACGCCAGCGTCAAAAATATGGAGCAGATGTCGGCAGACATCGTAAAGAGGTTCGGACACAACACCGAAGCGTCCAGAAGGCTGCTGGACGCAATATCCCAGACTGGTAATCAAGGCGATTTCGTTCCGGTGGACTACGGATCGGGCATTCCAGACACTTTCGGTATCGCAACAGGTTATGAAGGCGTTGGCTGGTGGAACAACTTTCAGGCAAAAGTAGGGTGGGACGACAGCGCATATTACGGGGAAAACTCGCCGCTTCTTGCTAATGCAGCAATGGTTTCAATGACTGCTGCTCAAAATGCCAGCAATAAAAAAGAAAAATTCTGGTCACTTGATCCAGAAGTCGATAAAGAAATGTCAGCGAGGATTGACCTTACTGAGTCCACTCAAGCCATTACCGGCGCGTTCCAGAATTTGTCGAGTGAAGCAGACCATCAAACTGAAGGCTTAGGCCAGTGGTGGGGCAACGCGCTCGACAGTATTGGTTATGACGGTGACGCTGAATCCACAGCACAAGCAAACGCCGTAGTCTTCTCAGAGGCGCAACGTCTTGGTATAGATACCGAATCTGATGAATTCAGAGACTTTATGAAGAAGCAGGACTTAGCCAATCCTACGACTTTCAGCAGACAAAGAATGGAAGCACTGGCGGCTCAAGGCTTCAGCGAAGAAGATCAGGTCTGGGAATTCTTCTTGAAGCCAATGATGTTGGAGACAGGCAACCTGCCTGAAGGTATGGATATGGAGACTTTCAACAGTCTCTCCAATCTTGATGAATTCGAGGCGAAAACAACTTCAAGAGAAACAGCCGTAGCCGCTCAAGAGATGAAAGAACTTGGCACTATTGCCGGTACTTACGGTAACGACGAACTTAATACTCAACTGAATCAAGTCGCTGATGGCATGAGCGATTTGATGAAGACTGATGGCACTACTGCTGGCGTTATTCAAGACGCCATTAACAACCGTGAAGACCCAGTAAAGGCAATCAAAGCGCGTGATGCAGCAATCGGGATGCTTGAAGGCATTGAAGGCGCAACAATGTCTACCGCCGATCAAATCACTATGCTGACCACGCTTGAGTCCAAGAATCCTAAAGCGGCTGAGATATTCCAGGCAGCAAAAGCAAAAATTATTGAACAAGAGCAACGCTCGCTGCAAGGTACTAATCAAGCAGTGCAGTTCGCTTCAGTGCAGGAAAGATTCACGGAAGCAGCCGAAAATATCCAAATCGGTAACACTACGCCAGAGATGATTCAGCAGGCAGAAGACTCAAAGAAAGCATTGGAAGACACCTACGCTTCGCTGTATGTGATGATAAAAAATTACGAGAAGGGCCGTGCGCGCGAAGAAGAGGACCACAGACGTAATCGCGCATACCAAGAAGAAGATTACAGCCGAAGTGTCATGCACTCTAAGGAAGACTTCTACCGCGCCCGTCGTCATCAGACCGCAGACTTCCACAGAAACATGGAGCGCCAGGAAGAGGCGTACCAGATTCGTCTGCAACGGATG